TCGCGTGCCGGGGGGAGCAGCTTCTTCTTGAGCTCTCCAAGGACAAAGTTTGGGTTGCGGGCGCGGATTTCGCTCATGGTTTTACCAGAAGCGTAGCGGACCAGGTACCCCCAGAGGTGCTCCGCCTCCTCGACCGTGAGGCCATAATGGTAGGCGTTCCATTGGCACATCCGGGCCGCGTCCTCGTTGCTGCGGACAATGGTGAGCCAATCCGTGACAGCGACGCGGTACTCATCGATGTCCTTTTGGGTGCGATAGGTGCGGCATGCCACCTTGTTGCACAGACGGGGTAGGTCGAGCGTGACGCTGTCGCCCACCAGGAAGCCGACGAAAGTGCCAGTCTTCCCCCGCTCAATCTTCAGCTCGGGGAGGTGCCTGAGCTGGGTGATTTTGGCTGCAACGCAAACTCCATCATCACCCTTCGGCCCGTACACGAAGGGGGAGGTGAAGTCAAAGCTGGAGCCAAAGCGGGCCATGGAGTCCAAGGTGTTATGGAAGTAGGTCATGCAAACCCCGCTTTGGAAGGCAGTCAGATCATCCAAGCGGTAGTCAAAGCCGCGAGCTTGCCAGTTGCTCAAAGCGGCAAAGATGGGCTTGATGACACTCTCAGGGACGCCAAACAGCTCGTACACACGGCGGATGAAGTCGTGAGTGGCGTCCGTCTTGGTAGTATCTTGCTCGCTGATGTCAATGCAAACAACCTCATGGTCAGAGGGCATGGCTTTCATGGCAGCGTCAAACTCTCGCTTGAAACGGTCAGGTGACATGCCGTTCGGGAGCACAACGCCACGTTTGAGGCAGGCAAGGAGGTTCTGCTCTGTGGCTCTGTTCCACGCTGCGAAAATGTGGTTGAGGGTCTTTGGTTGGGCAGAGATACCTTGGCCTCCTTTTGGGTGGAAGCCAGTATGATCCTGCGTGCCCTGGAGCCAGAAGTCGGTTTTGAGACCGGCTTTCTCTTGGCTCTTATTAAAGCAGCTGATGGTGGATGTGGAGAACCTGGTCTGCCCATAGAGCCCCTCCTCCTGGCGAGCAGGGTTGTGCTTGCGCACAATGTTAGCCGCCATCTCGGCCTCAGCAAGCATCAGGTCCTCAGGTGTGATTTTCTTCACCTTTTTGAGGTCTATAAACTTGCAGAAGCCAGCGAAGAGGCGATCAGATTCGGCGGAGACTTGCTCAGGGGTCATTTTGATTTTGGGTTTAGTGTACCTACTGAGCACAGTCTGGGCGCAGTGATCAAGATCCCGATTGGATTGGGTACGTGATCTGCACCTCGCGAGCGGAATAACCCGCGTGCCGACAGAAGCCTCTGGGTTCATGAAAGGCCTGCCGCTGTTTCGCAAGCGGAGGGTTTTGGCTCTATTCTTGCCGTAATCTTGATAGCCAGTTTCTCGGCGCGCTTCGTAGGGGTCCGAGGAAGAGGGAGCGATCTTTTGCAGGATGTCCTCGACCAAGGCAGTAGCTCCGCAGTGATTGCCCAGTGGTATAACCACTTCAGCTTCTTCAATGTCCGCAGGGTTGAGGTCCTTTGGCAAATCGGAAGCTGGGGCATCGACGGCAAAGAGCTGGAAGCCGCCGTAGATGGCTTTGTTGACCTGGCAACTCATTGGGACGCTGAAATTGGTATGGCTTGTCATCCAAGAGGGGCGCAGGTTGAGATCGTTGGCCAAGCTATCAGTGAGGATGGAATTATCTGGCTTGGTGATGGTGTTTGTATCTGAACTATACGTGCCGGTGTCGAACGAGACAGATGGGACGGCGCGATAGCCAGTGATAGTTTCAAAGGCATCTCGGCTGCCGACGGTAAAATCAACGTCGGCCTCCTGAATCAAGCGCTTGACCCCGGCATTATCATAACCGATGGTAAGCTTGGCAGTGTGCCGGGTGAGGGCAACATAAAGCTGAGCCGGAACCTTAAACACGGTGGCTGAGCAGTGGCCGGTTATCAACAAATCACACTTGGCCTGCCTGAGACCCTGAATGCTGGCAACAGTGGAGACATGATGGATCTCGTTGCTGCGTTTAGAAAAGGTAAAGGCAGTCCTCTTGCGGGCAGCCCAAGTGGTATCTGCCACAATTGTTTTGATCATTTTATAATCTATACTATTAATCAAGGGATTGGTTGTGGTATAATCAGCTGCCCAGGTAAATTTCTTGGCAAGGGTGCACATAATGTCGAGCGGGACCGCTCTACTGATGCTGATGCGGGGGACTTCACCGGTGACGGCTTCAGACAGGCTTTTACACGCTGACTGATTCCCTTTGGTCCTGTTGTTGGAATCGTACTTCTGCTGCATGCTATCGCCCACAAGTAGAACTTTAGAAGCGACGCAAGCATAGTAGCAGATCACAGCAGGATCAAAGAGATAAGCCTCATCGATGATGAGATTGGCCCCCGCAGCTGCTGGAATGGCGGATGCCCAGCTCGCAGCGCTGCACCCAGCATTGACGTATTCTTCTTTAAGGGCACTAGTTGGGGTGATAATCAGATCCCACTGGCCTGTTTCATAGGTTTGCATGATGAACTTGGATTTGCCTGAGCCAGGTATGCCATTAATACAGG